TTATATGAAACAGTTCCTACTTTAATTGCAGATGATCAAGTATTGAAGAAATTTTTGTTGCCTATGAAAGCTTATATGAACGCAGGTGGTTTTGTAGACAATACTAATATATTTAAACCACTATTATAGATTTTTAAGTAAATTTGCTTTACAATGTGGCGATAAACCTATAGGAGATAAGNNATGAAGAANAATATGAAGAGAGCACTCGCAGCTGGTGTTTTAGGTATGCTTGGTTCTAAAATGGCAGGAGCTGGAGCAGGCGCTGCTTTAAATAGACCAAACATGAGAAACATCGCTGGAGAAAAGAAAAAAAGCATTTTAGAAAAGATTTTAAATATGAGTCCAGGAAGAAATGCAACATCTAGTAAAGGTGGAACACTAGCAAGTTCGATACTTAGTAAAAATCCATTTGGCTTAGGAGCTATGGACGGAGCTAAATACGGTAAAATGATTAAAGCTAAGAAAGGTACTTACGTTACAGCTAGCTGTAAACTAGGAAGAAATAAGAAAACTATTATTACATAATGGCTATTGAAACCGATAATCCAATCGATGAAGAAATTGATATTGAGGAAGAGGCAGTTGTTTCGTTACCTGAAGATGGTGAAGAAGAAGTAGCTGAAGAAACCGAAGCAGAAGATTTCTTTGCAAACGTTGCAGAAACAATTGATGACAAAGCTTTACAACAGTTAGCGTCTGATTTAATTTCTGAATATGATTCTGATAAAGAATCTAGAAAAGATTGGGAAGACACTTATAGAAATGGTTTAGATCTTTTAGGATTTAAATACAAATCTACTACACAACCTTTCAAAGGAGCAAGTAATGTTACTCACCCTTTGTTATCGGAAGCCGTNACACAATTTCAATCNCAAGCTTATAAAGAACTCTTACCTTCTGATGGTCCAGTAAAAACTAAAATTGTTGGATTACAAAACGAAGAAGTTGAAGCACAATCTCAAAGAGTAAAAGATTTCATGAACTATCAAATCATGGAGAAGATGGAAGAGTACACTCCAGAGTTTGATCAGTTATTATTTTATTTACCTTTAGCAGGATCTGCATTTAAAAAAATTTATTATGATTCTCTTTTAGAAAGAGCAGTATCAAAATTTATTCCAGCAGAAGATTTAGTAGTACCCTATTATGCAACTGATCTAAAAGATGCTCCAAGAATTACTCACGTTCTAAAACAATCAGAAAACGACTTACTTAAAAAGATGGCTTCAGGATTCTACATGGAAGTAGACTTAATGAAACCTCAAAAGAAAGAAGACAAAATTCAAGATAAATACAATGAACTAGAAGGGATTAAACCTGTTGAAACTAATGACTATATCTACAATGTTTTAGAGATGCATGTTGATTTAGATTTATCTGATTATATCTCAGAAGGTGAGGATTCTTTAGGAATTAAAATTCCATACATTGTAACAATAGAAGAATCTACAAGACAAGTTTTATCTATATATAGAAATTACAATAAAGATGATTCTAAATTTACAAGAAAAGAATATTTTGCACACTTTAAATTTTTACCAGGATTAGGTTTTTATGGTTTTGGTTTAATTCACATGATCGGTGGCCTGTCGCGAACAGCAACTACTGCTTTAAGACAATTACTAGACGCTGGAACACTATCTAACTTACCTGCTGGATTTAAATCTAGAGGAATGAGAATTAGAGACGATGACCAACCTATTCAACCAGGAGAATTTAGAGATGTAGATGCACCTGGCGGAAATATTAGAGATCAGTTTCAGTTATTACCTTTTAAAGAACCCTCAGCTATTTTATTTAACCTTTTAGGTTTTTGTGTAGATGCAGGAAGAAGATTTGCATCTATTGCAGATAATCCAGTTGCTGATATGAACTCACAAGCACCTGTTGGAACTACAATTGCTCTTTTAGAAAGAGGATCACGTGTAATTAGTGCTATTCATAAACGTTGTTACTATGCAATGAAGCAAGAATTTAAGTTATTAGCTAATGTAATTTCAGAATATTTACCTCCTGAGTATCCTTATTCAGTTTATGGAGCAGAAAGAGTTATCAAATTATTAGATTTTGATGAGAGAGTAGATATTTTACCTGTTGCAGATCCAAATATTTTCTCAATGTCACAAAGAGTGACGTTAGCACAGACACAATTACAAATAGCACAGTCAAATCCTCAACTTCATAACTTACATGAAGCTTATAGACGTGTTTATGAAGCTTTAGGAACAAAAGAAATACCTCAAATACTAAAACCAGAAATAAAACCTATTCCAGAAGATCCTGCAATGGAAAATATGAAAGCAATGCAAATGAAAAGTCTTGTAGCATTTCCAGAACAAGATCATGATGCTCATATTGCAGCCCATTCAGCGTTTATGAGAACTAGAATGGTTCAAATCAATCCTACTGTATACGCAAACCTACAAGGACATATTTCTCAACACGTATCTTTGAAAGCAAGTGCTGAAGTTCAGCAAATGATGATGCAGAATCCTCAAATGATGCAATTATCACAAGAAAATCCTCAAGCATTTCAAAATATGTTTAATTCAGAAGTAGCTAAACGTGTAGCACAGATAACTTCTGAGTTAGCTCAAGCAGAAATGCAAGCAGACGGAGCTAAACAAGACCCAATCGTAATGTTGAAACAAAGAGAGCTTGATTTAAGAGCTATGGATTTACAACGTAGGGCTCAAGAGGGTACAATCAAGATAGAAAACCAAGAAGACCAATTTGAAGACAGATTGGACTTTGACAAAATGAAATTAGAACAAAACGATGACCAGTCAGATGCTAGACTGCAAGTTGCACGTGAAAAAATGGAATTAACTCAAAAAAAACAGGAGAAAAAAAATGGGTAAGAAATTAGGACTAGAAACAAAATATAATAAATTAAAAGCAGTTACAAAAACATATCCAATAACTGGCGGAACACCTACAAGTACTTTTATGAAGAGAAGCTTAACTCTAAAAGCAGGTCAACCACTAACTACAAGTGTAAATAAAGGTTCAAAACTTTTAAATATAGGTAAAAAAGTTTTTAGTAAAACACCTATTGGTAGAGCAGTAAATCTTGCAGAAAAAGTTGGATACGGTGCTGTAATAGGATATTCATATGCTAAAAAGAAATTTAATAAGAAAAAAGCTGATTTCCAAAAAGGTGATTACAGCGATATTAAAACAGATAAAAAATCTGCCGGTGGCGAAATGAACCAAATGAATATCAAAGGTTACATGGGTGGTGGAGCATCAAGAGGTTATGGTGCTGCTAGAACATCTGGAATGGGATTACAAGATGAGTCTTTAATGCCTGGTAAAATGGTTAGAGCTAACAAAGGTAAAATGTTATCAGCTAAACAAAAAAAGATTGCTAGAATGGCTCCTCCACCAGATAAAATTACAGGTGCAGATTTTAAAGCTATGAAAGCTAAAAATGGTAAAATGATTGGCACTACAAATACTTTAAAAGGTAAAAATGCTTTTTTACATGCAGCTAAATACGGAAAAATGATGAAAAAATAATGGCTACAAGAACTAATAAAAGATTAACCCGAACTACTCCTCCTTTAAGAGGACCTAATTCTCAAGTACCTCCTGTTAAGTTTTCAAAAGGAATGACTAAAGGTGGATTAAGAATTAGAAAATTTAGAGGTGGTGGTGCTGACATGGGTGATCCAGGAAGAGCTCAAGAAAGAGCTGATCGTGGTTATGGAGATACAAGTGGTGTAGACAGAAGTGCTGTTTCGGGGACTTCTACTTATGGCAGAAACAGAATGAACCAAAGTATTAAGGACGTAAATAAAGGTTCAGGTTTTGGAGGTGCTATAGGTAATGCAGCTAATTTTGTTGTTGGAAGAGTTTTAGATGTACCAGGTATAGCTATTGGAGCTGTTAAAGGTATAGCAGACAAATTTTCAGGAATTACTAGAAGCAAAACACAAACTGCTAACCAAATAGCAGATTCTTATTCAAAAAATAATTTAAATAATAGTATGAATGACGGTCAAGGAGACAATACTGTTTTATGTGCTGACGGAACACAACCACCTTGTAAAAGTGCTGGAATGGTTAACGGTGGTGAAATAAGAGTAAGAGGTAGTAGATCTGCTATTAGAGGCACAGGTTTTAAAGGAGTCTTTTAATGTGGTTCTCAGCAATTAAACTAGCTGTCCAAGCGGGAAGTCATATCTACAAAAATAAGCAAAAAACTAAAATGCTTATGGCAGATGCACAGATGAATCATGCTCAGAAAATGGCAGATGGTCAAGCAGAGTATCAAGGTAAATTATTAGAATCTAGAAATTCAGACTGGAAAGACGAATTTATTTTAATTTTACTAGCAATGCCAATTTTAATGTTAGGATTTGCAGTATGGTCAGATGATCCAACTCATATGGAAAAAATGCAATTATTCTTTGAGTATTTTTCACAGCTTCCATTTTGGTATCAAACAATTTTCGTGGGTGTCATAGCAAGTGTCTATGGACTTAAAGCAACAGATCTGATAAAGAGAAAATAATGACAAAAGATAAAAAGAAATTAACTCCTTCTGAAAAATATCAACAATTAAAAAAACATACTGAAAATGCAGGTATGAAAGTAAAAGAAGAAGATGGAAAAATTATAGTCACTAGAAAAAAAAGAAAATAATGTGGAATTGGATTAAAAATTTATTTACTAAGAACATTGAAAAAGATCCTCATCTTGAATTATACGAAGATCCCGATTATTCTAAAATGACTAAAGGTGATCGTAAAAAACTAAAGGCACAAGGTAAAATTAAATCTATTTACAAACCTTATAATTAATATATAACTATTTTATGATTAGAGGAGATAGTACAGATTATGAATTACTTGCTAAATGGAGTAAGGGATTTGATTGTCAAGGTTTTAAATCATGTGAGATCGGAGTTCGTGAAGGACTTGGGTCTAAAATTATTATTGATAATGTCATTAATAATTACATCCATGTGGGTGTTGATCCTTACGGTAATTTAAAATACCAACATTACGATGAATCTCCAGAATATACATGTGACTACACAGATCAAATGAGAGATACAATGCTGAATGATTTTTATGCTTACAGAAATGAAGGTAAATTTACTTTAGCTAACATGACTGATGTTGATTTTATGACTATATCAGAACATGCAAATTCT